TCAGGGATGCCTCGATACTGGCGCCTGCTCCAGGCGGTCCACGCGCCGCTCGATGGCGTTGAGTCGCTCGTCCTGTCGCGCAGTCTGCACCACAACATCGGCAAGCTGCTGGAGAGTTGCCTCGATTCGAGCGACGCGTTGATCGACATTCTGCAACTCCGCCTTCATTCCCAAGAATGCCGCCGTTCCTGCAACGACAAAGCTGATCGCCGTCAGAATGTGACCGTACGTGATGGTTCGATCGAATAGCGGCTTTGGCCTCTTCAGCCCGACTTCGTTGTCACTCATCGAGCACCTTTGCATCGTGCACACGGCAGCACTGACCCGGACGGGGCATGTCGGCCTGCTGTGTAGGATTATGAGTTGCGGCGCCGCAGAATGACGCCGCTATCGCCGGAAAATCCGCGCGACCTTCTCGATCGAGCGTCCACCGACGTAGGCCGTGATGATCAGCCCGGTCCAGTCGGCGATCATGCCGGTGATCGGGTCGGTACTGCCGAGCCCGAGCACTTTGTCCCACACGATCACCTTCCAGAAATAGATGATGATCGGAAACGCGAGCAGCGGCCGGATGATCGCCGTGTACCAGCGGCCTTGCTCGGCGATGATGATGGCGGAGGCCTGCTTGCGCGCTTCGATCTCGGCCTCGATTTCCTTGGCGGCGAGATCGGCCGCGATCCGGTTCTGCGTGTTCGCCGCGTCGAGCTTTGCCTTGTAGGCGTTGATCAGGCCCGAAACGACAGGCCCGCCGATGAGGCTCGCAAGCCAGGTCCACATGGCGTCACTTCTCCTGCGGCGAGGGCGACCCGTTGCCGAGTTCGATTTCGTGCCGCCTGTCGGCGAGGTCGCGGAAATATTTCATGACAGCCGTCACGGCGATCAGGATCAACGGCCAGGCCCAAGATGGCACCTGCGCCGCAATCGAGCTCACATCGACGCCGCTCACGATCGGCGCAAAGAAGTCGTAGCCGCTCACGATGGCGCTTGCGGCGATCACGACCACGGACGAGAGCTTCTGCTTGATGCCGGCAAACTTCGTGCGCAGGGCGGCGAAGAAATTCTCCTCTTCCTGGTAGAGCTCGCGGAGGGCCGGGCGGGTTTTGAGGATCGGGCGAATCCAAAACCAATAGATCGCAACGAGCGTTGCGGCGATCGAGATGAATAGAAGCATGGGCAACTCTCCTGTGTTCAGGCGGTGGCGAGTGCGGGGACGATGGGCGTTCCGGGGATGGCGGCTTCCTGCCGGCGCTGGTGCCAGCGGTTGAGCGCGTAGACCGAGCCGCCGACGATCAGGACGATGCCGCAGCCGAGCGCTGCGGTTTCCCACGGATGAGCGATGACCCAGTCCCAGAAGCTGCCGCCGGCGGCGACCGGAGTGGCGGTGCCGGTCCCTACGATCACCTTCTTTGCGGCTGCGGGTGCCGGCACGACGCCCTTGCCAGGGACTGGCCCGGCGTCGGGAACGATCGAGGGCGCCGGCGCCTGTTGCGCGGCCATGTGCAGGCTGACGGATTTGACGGCCGCGACACGCGCGCCCCAGCCTTTGCCGAACACCGGCCAGGTCTTCAGGCGCTTGAGGAAGGCAAGGCGCTCGTCATTGATCGCGACGACAAGCGCTTTCGGGTCGCGCTTGGCGACGGCACGTAGCACTTCGTCGGTGACGACATGCGTGTTGTCGGGAAGGCCGACGATCCGGTGCAGCACTTTGCCGCTGCGCCCGATCCCGCTGTTCACGCCGTAGTCGAACACCGAGTAATCGACACCGGCCGGCAGTTCGTCGCAGCGCTGTGCGTCCCAATATCGCTTGCGGTAGATCGCCTTGGCCTCGCCGACCGTCATGGCGCGGACGTCGGCAGCCGTGGCGTTGGGCTTCAGGTATTTGCGGTAGTCATAGATCGTGATGCCGAAATTCGTTGGGCCGCCGGGGTCGGACGGATGGTTGGTGTAGCCGCCCTCGTGCGCGAGCAGGCGCCGCAGCGCCTCGTCGTAGGTCGAAGCCGCCATGTCGGTTCTCCAAATGAAAAAAGCCGCCCGGAGGCGGCCTGGGTTGAGGATCGGAAACGGGGGGACCGGATCAGCCCGGCGGCGGGTCCGGCTTGGCGTCGCGCGGCTCCTTGGCCTTCGCGAGTTCGTCCTGGAGCGCAACGATGCGCGCGAGAAGGAGCTCGCTCTGCTCGTTCGCCGCGGCCAGGTTGGCAGCGAGGTTCGCGGCGCGCTCCGACAGCACCTGGATCTGCGCTTGCAGTTCGCGGACGTAGCCGCGGACGCCGGTCGGTAGCACGATCTGCTCTGTCATGACCTCTCCCTCATCAGGCGATGCGCGCGCCGCAGAAGTTGTTGGTGTTGGCGGCGACGTAGCCGTCATTGGTGATGAACTGGATGCGGGCGTCGACCGTGTCGCCAGCGCTGAGCTTGAGGACCGCGGTCGTGTGCAGGAACGTGCCGAGGTCGACGACGGTCTTGGTCAGCACCTCGGACTGGGTGACGATCGATCCGTTGAGATAGAAGGCGAGATCGACCTCGCTCGGCAGCGTCGCGTTCTTCTTGAACACAAAGTGGGCGCCGAAGAGGTAATAGCCCACGACCGGCGCCACGAAATTGCTGTTCGCTGCGCTGAATGCGTTCTGGTCGTTGTGGTTGGCGTTGTTGAAGCCGATCTTCGCCCAGGCGCCCGCCGCGTGATAGTCGTCGAAATTCACGTAGGCCGAGAACTTGGCACCTTGCGTGTGATCGATCTTGCCGCTGCTCTTGTCGATCGTCAGCGCCGTGTAGAAAGTCGAGGCGTCCGGCGTGACCTTGATGGTGAAATTGTCGTCGCCAAGGAGCCCAAACAGCGCCCGCGTGCTGAAATTGTCCTGCAGCGTAAAGCCCGCGTCCTTTCCGGCCGCGCTCTTGTTGATGGTGACTCGCATGTCGCCGGAGGCATCCTTGTTGAACAGGACGCCGTCGGCATTGACCGCGAGCCAGTTGTTGGAGTCGGGCGAGCCGTTGATGCCGATGTGACCGTTGCTCTTATCGATCACGATCGCGGTCTTGAAGGTCGAGCCGTCGGGTGAAACCTTGATGGTAAAGTTGTCGTCGCCGAGCAGGCCGAACAGGGCGCGCGTGCTGAACCCGTCCTGGAAGTTGAACGCTGCATCCTTGCCGGCAGCGCTTTTGTTCAGCACGATCCGCATGTCGCCGGTGCCTGGCGTTACATCGTCGTGGCTGAAGAGCGCCGCGTTGGACTTGAGCGCCAGCCGGTTGGTGTTGTCGGCGGCCGTCAGGATGCCGAGCTTGGTCAATGTGCCGTTGCCGGCGCCGGTCAGCGTGAGATAGCCGCCGGCCGTCCCGAAGTCGGTCCAGGCCGACCCGGTCCAGACCGTCAGTGCCCCGGTTGCCTCGTCGAAACAGGTCCAGCCCTTCCGGGGCGTGAGCTTCACCCACTGGCCGTTGGTGTAGAGCGCGACATTGAGGTCCCACGTGGCCCAAACGCCGGTCGCGCCGGACGCGACCTTGTAGCGGTCGCCTTCCGCCGGTGAGCCGGGCGGTGCCGTGTGCGTCGAATCGATCACCGACAACATGACGATCGAATCGAGGATCACGATCGCCTGGTTGTGGGTGACGTGCTTCTGCGACTGGCTTGCCGCGATCAGCGGCATGCCGAGGTGGGGCGTATCGATCATTTATGGAACCGTTCTGGTCGCGCTGGTGCCGCGCCCGTAGGCGAGGCTGACCTGGTAGACGGTGAATTTCACTTGCACCTGGTTGCTGCCGAAATCGGCGACCTGCATCGCCGAGGTGTAAGCGAAGCTTGGTTGGCTCACGCGGGCGGTGCGGACGACCGAACCAGAGCCGATGTTGATGATGTCCACGTCGTAGAGCTCGACTTCTTCGCCGAGCGGCACGTCGGGCGCTTCCCAGTTGTCGCCGTCGATGCGCGTGCGGCGAATCCAGCTGAGTGTCCAATCGAACGTGCTCAGGTTGCGTATGCCGGCAAGCTGGACTGGGCTGTACGGACGCAAGCCGACGCCATCGAAGGTAAACGAGGTGACCTGGTAGGTTGGATCGTCGATGGTCTTGGTTGACGGACCCCATTTCCAGTTCCAGGGGTTATGCCGCTCCGTGACCGCGATCGACGACTGCATGACGGTGCTGTCGAGCACCACGAATGGCGCGCCGGCAGCGACCGGATCGCGCATAGCGTATTCGCTGCCGAGTTGGCCGCGCAGCAGCCGCGTCAGCTTGTATTGATCCGCGGCGATCAGCTCTGCGGTCGCGAACTGCAGGATTTCCCACTGGCCGTCGGCGTTGCGGATCGCGCAGGTGTTGCCGCCGGCGAGCACGAACAAATCATCGAGCGACGAGAGCCCCTGGGTCGACGGAATCTGGACAGTGAGGCTATTCGCCATGTCCCAGTTCCAGAGCGGTCCGGAATAGAAGTCGAACAGCGTCCTGCCGATGGTCGAGCGGTTGATGACAAGCTGGTCGAGCAGGTAGCCGCTGGTCGTGGGCGAGCGGAACACGTTCACCCGCGCCCATGGCTCGGCATAGGCGGCGAGGCGCGGGACGCCCGCCACTTCTGTCGGCGTCAGGATCGGCAAGTCCATGATCTCAAGGAGTGCCGGCCCGGGCTCGGTGACGGGCTTGGGCTGCCGCGTGGGCGGCGGACCATCCGAGGTGCCGTAGGTCGCCTCGTCGGTGCGGACGAGCTTGGCGGGTCGGCTGTATTCGAAGCCGATCGAGTCGGCCCGCATCTCGAAAATGCGGCCGTTGAGGTCGAGATAAACGACATCGGTCGGCTCGATCGCAAAGGCCGACGGCGGCAGCGTGAGCTCGGCGCGCTCTCGCATCACCCAGGCATCGACCAGCAGCGCATCGACAATGCCTTGCGCTTCGGCAAAGTCGAACACGATCGCGGGCTGCAGTTCGATGGTCTTTTCGCTCGATCCGCGCAGCCGCCGCGCATAAACGTCAGCCGCCTGGAAGTCGTTGTCGGGATCGAGGAATTGCAGGTGTACGGTCCGCGGCAGCTCTGTCTCCTGCGCCCGGGTTAGGCTGTAGAGACCCTTGCTGTCGCTGCCGGTGTCGATCAGCTGATCAAGCACAAACGTCTCGACCGCCGAGCCGCCGCGCTGCACGAACTTGATCAGGCCGCTCGACTCGCAGGCATCGAAGAAATAGAGCTGCATCAGCGGCCCGAGCGCCGAGCGCGGGCTCATGACCTTGTCGATGAGATAGCCGCGGACAATGCCGTTGATGCCGGACACGTCGATCGAGACGCCAAGACCTGCACAGATCTCTGCAACGACATCCGCAAGCGTGACGAGACCGAGCCGGCCGGTGAGCCAATGGCCGCGGCGCCAGTTCGGACCGTCGCGCCAGACCAGCGAACTGTTCGGGTACTGCGGATAGGGCCGCGCGTCCCAGGTCCAGGCCCACATCGAGGCGCGATCGATCATCGGGCCGCCGTAGACCGCGGACGTGGGGTTATGGCCGTTCGCCGGCTCCCAATAGGTCAGGTGTGCTTCAAGGAAGGCGCGCTGGATCAGGTCGTCGCGCCGCCCGGTCGAGAAATAGGGATAGAAGCTTTCCGACGATTTCGGATCATAGAAGACGTTGGGCTGGTTGCTGCCCTTGTCGATCGCCGGGCAACCGAACTCGGTGAACCAGATCGGTTTGCCTTGCGGCACCCAGGCGGTCGGCGAGCCGCTCTCGACACCACCTGGTCGGTCGTAGTGCTGGTTGGCCCACCAGCTATGAAAGTCCTTGTAGCGGAACACCCACGGCTTGCCATAGGCGCCGTCCGTCACCGTAGTTCGGGTTTGCGTCTTGCGGTCGGCGCTTGATGCATAGAACCAGTCGAATAGCTCGCCGCCCTCGATATTACCTTGCAGGTAACCCTGGTCGTAGATCGACGGCGCGCCGGCCTCGGCGTCGAGGTGAAGCCGCCCCGAGCGCCAGTCGGACTGCGGCATGTAATTGTCGACGCCGACAAAATCGATGTTCGCGCTCGCCCACAGCGGATCGAGATGGAAGTAGACGTCGTTCGAGCCGTCGCTTGGCCGAAAGTTCGCGTATTCGCTCCAGTCCGCCGCGTAGCCCACCTTGCATCCGGCGCCGACGATGGCCTTCACGTCGGCCGCGAGCGCGACCAGTTTCGAGACCGCCGGGAACGCCGACGCGCTCGATCGAACCGCGTTGAGCGCGACCATCTCGGAACCGATCAGGAAGGCATCAACGCCGCCGGCCGCGACCGCGAGCTTGGCATAGTGCAGGATGAAGCGTCGGTACGACCATTCGGCCGGCCCGCTGTACGGAATGGTGTCGCCGTTCCAGGCGCCGAAATCGGACGGCGCGGCGCTGCCGAAGAACGCGTCCACCTGGGTCGCGGCGGTCGCGGTCTTGTCGACGGTGCCGGCGTAGCCCGGCGCCGGCGAGCAGGTGATCCGGCCGCGCCAGGGGAAAGGCGGCTGTCCGTTGGTCGCGGCGTTATCGCTGTACGGGTTCGGCAGGCTGTTGCCCGCCGGGACGTCCATCATCGCGAATGGGTAGAGCACGACGCGGAAGCCGCGCGCCTTGAGCTCCGTAATGGCTTGCACGATCGAGCGGTCGGCCGGTGCGCCGCCGAGCAGCGGACCGAAGCTGTCGGAGGAAACCACATCGGCGCTGCCACGGGTAATCCCGGAGACCTGCCAGCTGCACGGCGTATTGGCTTTGGCGGCGAACTCGATCTTCGGCTTGATCTCGCAATTGCCGCAGCGAAGATCGGTGCCGTGCCAGGCGACCACGAGTGACACTGTATCGATGTTCGGCGCGGACGATTGCAGCTGATCGAGCGAGACCAGAAAGTCGGCCTTGCCGATGCTGCCGTGGCGGTTCTCCGCAATGGTGTGTCCGAAGCCGTCGTCGCGATAGACGGTGTCGGTCGCATAGGCGAACTCGCCGAGGCTTGGAATGAGCGTGACGCCGGTGAGGATATCCTCGAGGCGGACGCCATTGGCGGTGGGCCGGCGGATCACCTCGACGGTGATCTGCGGGATGCGGTTGCCGAATTTCTCGACCGGCATCTCCTCGAACACGAGATAGGCAAGCCCGCGAAAGCCCGGCACGTTGCCTGAGCCCTCGACCGCCTCGATCTTCGGGTCGGCGCCTTGGGCTTGGTCGCCCTTGTAGAGCCGCCAGGTGAACTGCGACATGTCGAGTGGCTTGCCGTCAGCCCAGACCCCGCCGATGTCGACGATCGGGCCCTCGCACAGTCCGAGCGCGAACGAGACGTAATAAGTGTAGGTCGTGGTGGTCGTGGTGATGGTCTGCCCGCCACCACCGCCGCCCTTGCCGCCGCCGCCCTGGGTCTGGGTGGTCGTGGTCACGACCTCCCGAAAATTGGTCGCCCAGATCATCTGCGGGCTCACACGCATGCGGCCGTAAACGCGAAGGACCGCGGCCCCCTCGCTTGAGGAGGTGACAAACAGGTTTGTGAGTCGCGGACCATCCTCCTGGTTCTGGATCGGTCCCGGCGCAAAGAGCTTCTGGTCAATGAAGCCGCCCGCAAAGGCGCCGACCAGCGCGCCGATCGGACCGCCGACCGCATAGCCGGCGATCGACAGCACAAGCTGAGCCATCGGTCAGTCCGCCACGCCCGGAAACTGGAACGCGTAGGCGATACGCCGCCGCCAGGCAGCCGGCAGCGCGTTCTCGGCCACCGCGTGCCGATCGTAGGCATGGATGATCGTGTCCGGGCCCGAGACGATGGCAGCATGCTTGGCGGGTCCGCGGTCCCGGACGCGGATCAGAATCACGTCGCCATCGCGCAGCGGCTCATCATCGCGGAACGGCACCGCATCGATCTCGACGAGGTGCCGGCACGCCGCATCGCGCAAGGTCTCCTGCCCGGTCTCCTCGGCCCAGTTGGGCGAATAGGGCGCGATCGGCTCTTTCTCTGGCCCGCAGAACACGCGATAGACGCCACGAATGAGCCCGAGGCAGTCGGCGCCGGCGCCCTTGAGCGAAGCCTGGTGCCGATACGGCGTGCCGATCCAGGAGCGGGCTTCGGCGACGATCTCGCCGCGGCTAACCTTGGCCGCCGACTTTTGATCCGCCATCGTTGGCGTCTCCGGTGTTGGCATAGCTCGTCACGGCGTCGTTTCCGGGGATGTAGGGGAAGCCGCGAAAGTTCGGGACGTTGTTGAAGCGGTCGCGGCAGGTGGCGAGGCTCTTGTCGCAGCCAGCCGTCACCGCGAAGGTGTCGCCGATCGCGATGTCGAACGGCATGGTCTCCCAGAGCTCAAACGAGACCTCGGCGCCGTTGTTGACATGGAATTTGATTTCCATGATCGCCCCGGCATTGGCGCCGGTCAGCCACGTCACCTTGCCGCCGGTGAACCAGCCATCTTGGTAGCCGTCGAGCCCGCTTGCCGAGAACGTGTGATTGGTGGCGACACCGTCGACCGTGCCGCTGCCTTTGTAGGTAGGCGAGGGGAGATCGACGGTGCAGCGGGCATCGCCGAGGTCGGCGTCGCACGAGCGCTGGTAAAGTCGGCCGCGCTCCTGGTTGAGCGCATGCGAAAGGCCCCGCATCTCGGTCGTGAACGCGTTGAGCCCCCGCGAAATCTCCCCGACCGAACCGCAGAACACGATGTCGCGGTCATTCACATCGGTCCAGTCGACCAAGAACAGCGTGAGGGATGCATTGTCGTAGAGGCCCGCGGCCAGATCGGATTCGTTCAGATGGTCGCTCTGCAGCGCTCCCGCGATGTCCATCGTGTCGACGTTGAGCGCGAGCGTCTGCGTGACGGCCGACGCCGTCATGCCGGCAAGCCCCTCGTAAGTCACACCGTCGAACGTCAGGTCCTCATCGTGGTCGGTGAATCCGATCTTCACGCCATCGGTCCGCTGCAGCAGCCAGCAATGGCAAAATGTGGTGAGCCCGCTTGCGAGTTTGTCTCGCATCGAGGTTGACAGGTCGCGCATGCTTGAGTTTGGCCCCTATTCGCGGACCTCGACGAGGTCGATCTGCGAGACCACCTGCTGGTCGAAGGCGTTCGCCTGCACCGGCAGGTGGTCGGTGTCGAAACGCACCGGTACGTCGAATTCGAAACTTGCAGTCGGATTCGAACCGGGCGCCGACGCCAAGGTGACCTGGCCGGTTAGGTAATCAATGCCGGCCGGCATAACCGGTGAACCACCGACCTTCACGATAACCGTCCCGACCACCGGCTTGGTGATGGTGCGGACATGCTGGAATCCGCCGATGTCGTAACGCTTGACCAGTTGCCAGACGGTCGGCGTGATCTCGACCATGAGCTGGTCGGCGGCGTCGTAATCGTTCCAGTCCTTGAAGCGGAACGAATAGGCCCGGCCCTTCACGACATGAAAGAACGCGATCACATCGAGCATCTGCTCGCGCGTGCGGATGCCGGTCGAGATGTTCCATTTGCCGCGCGCGTTGGCCCACAGGACGTTGCGCTCTTCGGCGCCGGAAGCGAGCGTCACCACGTTGGTCGAGAATGACGGTCCCCCGGTCGCCCCGCGCGCCACATAGGGCGGGAACGAGATGTCGCGGAACGGCAGGGGCATTTTCTCAGCTTCCGCGCATGCCCATCCGCACCGCGCGCGCGAGGTCGGAGGCGACCTGGGTGCGGCTCGTTTGGAACGCGGCCGGGCTCGGGGTCTGGATCGTCACGTTGACCACGGGGGCGACCGGCATTGCGCCACGCGCGCCGTAGGTTCGCGCCTCGTCGCGGCTGAGCACCCGCTCGCCGCGCTGCAGGATTGCCGGCACCTCATCGGGAGACAGGAACGCGCCGTCGTGGAAACGCGGCGCCCCACGGAATACGGAGGCCGGAACAACCGCTGCCCTTCCGTCCAGTCCGACGAGGCCGCCCTCGTGGAATTTGAACCCCTTCAATATCCCACCGAGCAGCCCCCCGACATCTCCGAGCGTGGTGAGATTGGTACCGAACAGGAAGTTCTTGAGCGGATTGAGCACCGCGAGTTTCAGGATTTCCTTCTCGATGTCGGCAAGAGCTGCGCGTCCCGCATCGGCCCAGGATTTCCAGTCAAGCTTGCCTTGGACGATCAGGTCCGCGAAATGATTGAAGGTCGTATCCGTCATACTCTGCAAGGACTGCATGGCGCCTTGCGAGCGGGCGAGCGACTGGTTGAGGCGCTCGATGTAGGCCGCATTGGCAAGGATCGCCTGGCCTTCGGCGCTGGCGAGGTCGATGCCCTTCTGGCGGAGCTGCTGCTCGGCCTGCAGCTGGGCGATGATGACGGCGCGCTGGGATTCGCCAATGCCGGCGAGGTTGATCTGCTTCTGTAATAGCTCGACCTGGTTGCGCTGGTTCTCCAGCGTCTGCAGTGCCGCGGCGCGCGCTTGCTCGCCATGGAGCCGGGCATAGGCGCCGCGCAGCGCATCGATGACTCGGCCGAGTGTCGCCTTGGCATCGCCCTCGGCGAGCGATTGCGCGATGATGAGCGGCCGCAGCGCCTGCTCGACCTGCATCTGCCGCTGTGCCTGCTCGGTCGAAAGCCGGCCGGCAAAAACGGCGTCATTAAGCCGCCGCTGCGCCGCAGCCTCGGCCCCGAGGTCGTTGACGGACTTGGCCGATTGCGCCGCCTGTTCAGCGATCTGCTCGCGCAGCAGATCGCGGGCGCGGCTCTCGACATCGACGCCATTTTGCACCGCCTCAGTCAGCGCCTTGCGGCGGACTTCGGCCTGCTGGGCAGCCGCGGCGCCCTTGAGCCAAGCGTCGGCGAGGCCAAGCGTCGCCTTGGTGTTGACGTCGAGGACCCGCGCCTGGTCGATCAGCGCCTGCGTTGCCTCGGCGCGCGCCTTGGCGCCGGCCCGGGTGATATCAGCTTCTGCAATGGCGACCGGGATCGCCTGCCCGGCGAGTTCCAGCCGGCGCCGCTCTTCGGCGATGGCCGCCTTCTGGGCCGGGGTCTTGGCGGCAAGGGCCTGGATTTCCAGCTCGTCGAGACGGCGGGCTTTCTCGGCCGGATCGAGCCAGGTCTGGATCGCGCGGGTGACCGCATCATAGGCGGTCTCGACCTGTCTGAGATCGGCGACCTTTTGCTTCGCGAGCGGATCACCGAGCGCGGTGCGAATCTGCGCTTCGCGTGCCCGCAGCGTCTGCAACTCTTCGAAGCCCGGAGTGAGATCGCGCGCCACCGTGCCGGCGCGGACCGAGAGCTCGTTCGCCTTGGCTTCCTTGGCGCGCTGCTCGATCGTGTTGAGCTTGGCTTCGATCTTGGCGATCTCGGCGTCGACCTGTGCCAGCATCCGCGTGTTGAAGTTGCGCGCCTGGGCGGCAAAGCGGGTCGGCGGGTTCTCGATCAGCGCCTGCAGGCGGGCGCGCTCCTGCTGCAGCTCCTTGAGCCGCTCCTCGATCGGGGCACCGTCCAGCACCCGCGAGATCGCGCGGCCCATCGCGTCGTAGGCATTCGATGCCATTCGCCCGACAAAGTCCCAGGCGCGGCCAAGCGCCGTGGTGGCATCGGCCGCATTGATCAGGCTTCCCTTGAGCGCCTCGAGCAGGACGCGCTGCGCGGCGGTGCGATCGTTGTGATCGGCAAGCGTGCGAACGTATTGCCGGGTCCGGTCATCGAGGAAATTGAGCTTGGCGTTGAGCGCATCGGCGCCCTTGATCGGATCGGCGAATGCGCTTGCGAGCTCTTTGGCGGCGGTCGCGACATCGGTGCCGGTGGTCGCGGCGTAGTTCTTGGCAACCTTGATCAGCCCTTCGAAATTCGAGACGGCGATCCTGCCGGTCTGCAGGAACGCGGCCTCCATCTCGCGGGCCGCGGCGACCGACACGCCGGCCGTCGACGCCGATCGTTCGGCAATGCGCTCAATCTGGCCGACGGTGGCGCCGGCGGCTCGGCCGGTGCCGCCAAGCGCGACTTCGAGCTCCTTCTGCGACTCGATGTAGCGATAATAGGAGTAGCCGACCGCAGCGCCGATCGCCGCGATACCGGCGACCACCGCCATGGTGGGCGAGATCAGGCCCGTGAGACCCTTCCAGACACCCTGGAGCAGTCCACCGAGGCCGCCTTCGCCCAAGGCCGCAGAGGCTTTGATACCCTCGACGGTCAGAACCCGCATCGGGCTCTGCCCGGAGATCAGCGCGTCAACCGTGTGACGCGCAGCCGACCCCAGGATCAGGACCTGATTCGTGGAGAGTGCTGCGCTGCCGCCGTATTTCTCGATGACGGAGGCGGCCTCCTTGTAGCGGCTGTTGGCGAGCGCGACCGCCGCCGCATGCTCGGACTGCGTAATGGCGCCGGCCTTGAACAGCGAGCCCGCTTCGGCGACGTCGGTGTTGAGCTTCTTTTGCGCCGTCCCGAGCGGATCGATCTGCGCTCGCAGCGCCGAGGTTCTGGCCTCCAGGTCCTCGGCGGCCCGAGCGGTTTCCTCGAAAACTGCGGCCGACTCGCGTGCCGACTTGGGCTGCGCGGTATCAACGCCCAGGACCTGGTTGAAACTGCGCTGCGACTGGTCGGCGGCGCCCGCCTGTCGCGCAGCTTCCGCCAGACGCTGGAGCCGCTGGGTCTGCCGATCGGTGGCGGCACCCGTTGCGTCCATGTCGGCCGCAACGCCGCGGAACGCGTCTTGCCCGGCCTTGCCGACCTCGTCGAAGGCGCGCTTGACGTCAGCCTTGCCCTCGACGCCCAGGCGGATCGAGACCTGTGTGGTGCTCATTCGTTATTCCGGCCGTAGGCCCGAACGATGATCGGCTCGATCTCGGGGAGGAGTTCGACGAGCAGCGGACTGAGCGCGCCCATGGCGTCGGCGAGCAGCAGCACCGCCGCGAAATCGACCGCGTAGACGCCACCCATGACGGCGCGGACCTGTCCGGCTGCGCGCTTGAGCACCGCCCAGGCCGCAATGCCGTCCGCCGTCTGTGGCGCGTGTTCGAGATACGGACAGCCGGCGCACGATTCCGGGCAGGCCGCGCAATAGCCTTCGCCCCCGCCGAAGTGCCATTCGGCGAGAGCGATCAGACGTTTTTTTCTGCGTCCTGGATCAGCACGGGTCCGACGTAGAGCCGGTCAATGGCGTCGAACACCGGCCATAGTTCAAGCGCCGCGTCGATCGTCTCCTTGCTCGGCTCAACCGGATTGCCGTCGGCGTCGCCAATGCCCTCCCAGGCAGCAATGCCCGAATGCGCGAGCGAGCTCGTGAACGCGACGCCTGCCTTGACCATTGCGTCGTCGCCGCCGGCGCGCAGTACATCGGCAGCGGCGGTGCGCGCGAGCAGGATCGCGGCGACCGTAATCGGCCGGAACTGCACACGCACGCCGGGAACGAGATCAAGCCAGACCGACGCGCGGTCCGTATTGAGCTTGAGCATCGGCGCATTCGAGCGGGGCGCGGCATTGGCCGACGCCTTGGATTTCGCCTTGGTCATGTTCGGAATCCTATTTGTCAGTAAGCGGCGACGTCGTTGATCAGCACCGCGGTGCAGGTCTTGAGCAGGGTCGGGTCCTTGGCGGCCTGCCAGGCGAACGCCGCTTGGATGCCGCCGGGCCCCTGGATCGGCGTCTTGGGCTTCGGCAGGAACGCGCTGTGCACGGTGAACAGCAGCGAATTGTCGGCGTCGATCACCCAGCCGAACGAAAGCTCGCACGGATCGCCCGAGGTCGCCTGATCGAGCAGCACGGTGTCGGCGAACCGCACGTTGACGCTGCCGGTCACAGCGACCATCGCCGGGTCGGCGTCCTCGATGCGCCCGTCGGGACGAATGACCTCGACCTTGTCGAGATTGTTCATGTAGGTGAGTTCCGCCGACACGATGTGGCCGAGCGCGGTGCCGTTGCGCTTGATCTCGCCCATGAACTGGGAGAAGCGCTCGATCGCAGCTTCGCTTGGCGATCCTGCAGCGGACACTCCCGCTTTGGTTTCGCCCTGCGCGATCAGGCTCATGGTGGCGTTGAGGAGCCCCGACCGCTGCAGCTGAATCTTCATGGTGTTGGCGCGGACGCCGACGTTCATGCCGAAGCTTGGAACTTCGGGCATGCCGATCTCGATTGCCATGGACGGGAGCGTCAGCGCGCCCGAGACGAACGTGTGGGTAATGACACCGGAGTTGTCGACCGAGGTCGGGGCGCCCATCAGGAGCTTCAGCCAATACCCGAAGTTACGCAGATCAACCGGCACGACAACGTCGCCGTCGTTGTTCACCACGTCCCGGCTCGGCGGCAGCGGCTCGCGGCCGTAACCCAGGAGGTCGCTTGCGATCAGGTTCTGCTCGTCGCCGAGTGCTGAAGAGACGAACGGCAGCTTCTTGTAACCGGCAACCGGTGCGGTGCCGTAGGTGGTCTCGAATGCAGCGGCCATGGATGCGTTGGCCCCTCGGGCTCGTGCCATTTGTCACTCCTGTTTTTGAATGATTGGCGCGCGCGTGCTTAAGCTGCGCGCGCGAAGCCACCGAAATGGCTGACAGCGGCGCAGCGATACGCCTCGGCCGCCATCGCTAAATCGCGGAAGTAACCGAGATGAACGTTTCGACTGCCTACCTTGATCGCAGCCCGCCAGCGCTGCTTGTGCGTGCTCCAGGAGACGCCCTTGTGTCCTGATGAGTTCTTCGCGCTACGCCTTTGGTTTTGAGCATTCTGGGATTTGGATGCGAGCCGCAAATTATTGATCCGGTTATCGCGCGGATCGCCGTTGACGTGATCGATCTCCTCCAGTGGCGGACTGTCATGCACGTAGAGCCATGCCAGACGATGGGCCAGGTAGTTCTTTTTGCCGATCATGATTTGCACGTAGCGCCCACCGATCGATCCAGCAGCCCTTCCGGCCTTCTGGCCAGAGCGCCACGTGAAGCGTCCTGTTTCGGGGTCGTAGTGGAGCAATTCGCGCACGCATGCAGCCGGCGGCAGCGACCGCGGCAGCGCCATCGCAAATCTCCGAAAATTTGAGAAGTCAGTTCAGCGGATCGGGCGTGCCGTAGATGGCCACAATGACCATGTCCGCCCAACGGCCAGCCCGCGCACCTGCGGTTTCGATATCGTCTGTCGCCGGCGCCTCGGCCTCGATGAAATCGCAGAGCCCGCCCAGCGTCCGGTTGGACACGACCGCACTCCCAATCGCACCGAGCATGGCGTCGAGTACCCGTTCGCGGGTTTCGCTCGACGTTTCGTAGGCGGCGAGCTCGATCGGGATGCGGTGGGAGTAGACGTAAACGAGCGGCGACAGGATGACTTCCGGCTCGCCCGGATCGCCATCGCGGATGATCGCAAGCCCGCCGGGCGGGATGCGCTCCGGTTTGGCCAGGTTACGCTTAACGTCAGCGTTCGGCAGCGCGGACGTGACCAGCGCCCTGATCGCGTCGAGCACCTGTTCTCGTCGGCTGGTCATCGTGCTGTCGCCACGAGAACCGAAGCAATGAAGGCGAACGACAGGAGCGTCATGAAGACCGCAATTCTCTTGTGATCCACCATCATCTCCAATGACTCGCGAGCAGGCCCGGGACGCGATCAGCCCAACGCCGAGCCGCGCTCGCGATGTCGAGCCGCTTTTGCAACGTGACCTGCGGCACCAGGATGAACACCACCACGGTCGAGCGGCCTTTCAAGCGGGTGAACTGCGCACCGGCGCGAGTGCGCCCGATATTCGGTCTTGCCAGCCCCTTCTTGCTCAGCCGCGCATTGTCGGCGACGAGCAGCGACGGTCGCCCGCGGCGATAGACAAACCGCAACCGCATGCCTGTGCGCCGCTCCCAGCCGCCCGGCGTGATCCGCTTCATGCCGCCGGTCGCGCTCAAGCCCTTCAGGCCTGCGGCCGGGGTCGGGATTGCGAGCCAGAAACCGCGGCTTGACTTGATGGTCACACCGCGATCGAACGCATCGACGATGTTGGGCGCCTTCGACCAGACGAAGGACGCTGCTTCGAGACTGACGCCGCCTTCCGGATAGGTCTTGCCGCGCCAGGTGTTGGCGAGACGCTGTCCGAGGCCGGCGTCGACCACATCGGCCCGAAGATCGCCCTTCAGGCCTTCGGTCGCCTCCCGCATGGCACTGGTGACGGAACGCGCCGCATCCCCTTCGGCGTCACTCAAGCCCTTCGCGAGGTCGTCGGTCTTGAGCGTGAAACGCATGGGTTATGCAGGATGTGCAGCTTCGCAGGTCCACACGAGCCGCAGGCTGTCGAGAGTCGGCGTCGCGATGACCTCGAAGATTTCGTTTTCGATCTCGACGGTATCGCCGCTCGCGGGCTCTGAGACCTCCGACCGGCGCACGTCGATCAGCGTGGTCGGCAGAATCGCCCGGCTATCGCCGAAACCGACAACCTGGTCCGGCCGCCGCGTGATGACCCGTGCACTGGTTCCGGCGCCCACGCCGCCCGCGCGCCAAGTGGCGTCGCGGGCCATGTTTGGATCGGCAAACAGCGCGTCGGTGGCCGCGGCGAACGCATCCATCGTTCAGTTGCTGGTGAGAATCTTGACCGCAAGGCGCGGCCGCTTGTTCACCGGCAGCGGCGAGGCCTCGGTCTTCACATCGATGGCGCTGCCGTCCTGGCGCGCGATCTGCCGGGCATAGATCGGCAGGCCCATTGTGTTGACGGTCTCGATCAGGTTCGCAGGCGCCCCATAGGTCACGAAGGTGTCCATGGTGCCGAGCGGGAAGGCGATTCCTTCCCCCGCAGGAACCAGCGTCTCGGTCGCGCCGGTCGAGAGCGTGACGGTTGCGTTGTATTCCTCAAACACAATGCCGGCGAACGGGAAGCGCCGGCGGGTATCCTCGCGCAGCGGCTGCGCGCCGGTTGAGGAGAAGTACTTGTAGGCATCCTCCACCTTGGCGTGACCAATCAGCTTGTCGAAGAAGCCGGGGCTGACCAACGCCAGCACGCCGTTCATGGTCTCGCCTTTGAGCTCGGTTTCGATGTCGCGCAGCACCTCGCGGCACTTGGCCTGGACATTCGTGGTGCCGGTACCGAGCACGAAGTCGACCGACTGCTGGGCGAGGCCGAACTCGTCGAAGTAGTCGTAGAGTTCGGTGCCGGCGCCGTCCTTGACGACGCCGCGCAGGGCATTGATCTCCATGTATTCGCGGGTCTGCGCATGCTTGGCGCGCATGCGGGTAAGCTTGCGTTCCATGACGGTCGCGAGCGGGTCGGCGGCGTCCGCCACGCCGAACCCGCGCACGCCCTGGATGTCCTGCGGGGTGATCACATCGTCGTGCGGAATCCAGGGCACCGTGAACGAGCGCATGGAGCGGGTATCGCGGTTGGCGACAGTTGCCGGCCCTCCGAGCGGCACGGTGGGGAGCAGGTTCAGCACGCCCTCGGCCTGCTCGATGATGACGCTACGCTGGGTGATGCCCTCGAAGCGGAACAGGCCCATCTCGCCGAGGCGGGTGTAGATGTTGGGCAGAATGTTGATGGCTTGGGTCATCTCGGCGAGCGTGTAGCCACCCGCGTCGAAGGGATTGATCATCGGGGCCATGGGGTCGAGTCTCCTTGAAAATGCTGCGGGCCTCGACGGAGATTTCCGTCGAGGCCCGATGTGAAGTTCTGGTTGGAGTGGAAGCGAATCAGGCGGTGTCGCGCGGCACGATACCGGCAGCGGAAAGCTGAGTGTCCTTCGCTGCCTTTTTCGTGTTGTCGTCGACCGAGGCGTCGAACACGAGCGCCGCCTTGGATAGGATCGCCGGGCCGCGTGCGACCACGAGACCAGTCTTGTCGGTAGCCGTGGCATCGACCGCTTCGAGCAGGACCGCCACGGCAGTCTCCGCTCCTTCGTCGCCGACGACCTGGGCGTTCGGCGAGAGCCGGTACTTGCCCGAGGCCGTGATCTTGCCGAGCACGGAGCCGAGCGCGTAGTTCGTGCCGGATTTGAGCGTCACTGTCTCGCGGCTGTAGTTGCCGTTCATCTCGTATTTCAGCAGGTCGCCAAGCGTCGGCGCCATGGTGAGCGTGGGCATGTCAGATGCTCCTTATGTTGATCAGGTGCGGGCCGCGGCGGCGCGTTCCTTCGCGCGCCGCACGATCGGGCTATCACCTGCGGTTGGGGTGGACGGCGCCGCGGCAATCACGCTCGTCGCCTCGGCACGCGCGGCGAGCGCGTCGAGCACCGAGCGGCGCAGCGCGTCGGCCGAGATGCCCTTGCGCATGGCGTCCGCCGCGTCGACCGTAACGCCAAGGCGCGCCGCTTGCGTCGCGATTGCGGCGATCTCGGCAAACTCCGCGCGCAGCTTCTCGGCCGTGCTCGCATCGGGCGCAGGTCCCGCGGCAACTGCCGACGGCGCAGGATCGGGGGGAGCCTCCGCCGGTGCCGGCGCCGCTGGAATCGACTGCGGCGGCTGCTTCGGTTGATCGTCAATCTGTTCGGTCTCGGTCGTTGCCATGGAGAGGCTCCTGTTGGGTGTGGGGATGACGGTGGGGCGCGGCGCTGACGCAGCGCGGTCGAGTTCGGCGGCCATTTCGGCAATGGCGAGATCGAGGGTGCCGAGGCGGTCGACGAGACCGGCGCGGACTGAGAGCTCACCGCGATAGATTGCTGCGTTCGTGCCACGCACCGTTTCAACGGGCAGCCCGCGATTGGCAGCGATCAGCGCGCAAAATTCGGCGTAAAGCCGGTCGACATCGGCCTGAATCGTTGCGCGGGCACGTTCCGAAAGCGGCTCGTGCGCGTTGCCATCGACCTTGCGCTCGCCGGCAAACACGAAGGTCCAGGCGAGGCCTGCTTTCGCATCCGCCCCGCTCTCATCGACATGGACCGCAACCACGCCGATCGAGCCGACCTCGCCGGTGCGGGTGACGTAGACCCGATCAGCTGTGCTCGCGATGGCGTAAGCGGCCGATAGTGCGCTCTCGTTGGCGACGGCCCAGAGCGGCTTTGAGCTGGCGCTCCTGATGACACCAATTTGCTCGACCAAATCGAACAGGCCGCCGACCTCGCCGCCGGGTGAGTCGACGTCGAGAATGACGCCGCGCACCGTCTGGTCATCCATCGCGGAAGCGAGCGCGTCGCTGATCTCTCCGTAGGACTGAAGCCCGCTCGCTGCGTCGAGATAGCCCGAGCGACTGACAAGGGTCCCGATCACCGAAACCACCGCGATCCTCTCAACGGTGATCGAGGTGAGCGCCGGCGGATCGCTTTCCGGATCGACCACCTCCAGGGCACCGCCAGAGAGACGAGGCGCGAGCACACCGAGAATGATTTCGAGCTTGGCGCGCGCAATCATCAATGGCGTCCCGAACACGCGGGACGCCAGGTGCGGAAGATCAACCATTGGCGTTGTTCGCTTCTCCGAGAGATGATGTATCGGCCGGCAGCGGCGCCGATCCTGCCGCCGATTGGAAATTCAGCCCAAGCGACTGCTCGCGCGCCTTGTCCGCGGCAATCTCGGTGTCCACCTGCTCGGCGTCGTAGCCGCGTTCGGCGAGCGCCTGCGTGCGGCTCTTGAGCCCTGCATCGATCTGCTCGATCTCGGCGCGGGCATCCTTGAGCGGATCGACCCAGTCCCACTTCGGCGGCAGCCATCCGCAGGCCAGGTACTCGCGCCGACGCTGGTCGTAGTCCGGAAGATCGAGTGCGCCCGCGAGCACCGCGGTGTCCATCCAGCGCGCCCACACCTGGCGGCAAAGCTGCCAGACCACCACGGCATGCTGATAGGCCTCGATCCGCCGGCGGAATTCGAGCAGTGCCAGGCGTGAGTTCGAATAGTTGGCCTTGAGCATGTCGTTCGAGAGGTACGCATAGGGCACGCCCAGCGCCGCCGAGACCTGCAGCAATGTGCGATACTGGAACGGCTCGTAGGTCTGGCCCGAATCCGCTGGCGCGGAGGTCTGCACCTCCTCGCCCGGCTCCAGCATCGTGATTTGTCCCGGCTGGAGGTCGATCGTGCGCTCGTCGTTCTCGTCGCGACCTTCCGCGGCATCGAGCGGCTCGGCCGGCGCAGGCGTCGTGATGAAGAGCGCGTGCATTGCCGCGACCTTCTTCCGGTCGAGTTCGGCGTCGTCGTACTGGTCGAGCAGAAACAGCTTCACAATGCCTGCGGCAAAGCGCGATATGCCCCGGTGCTGGCCGGCATCGACCGGGTCGATGACGTGCACGACCTCGAACGCAGGCACGCGCACGATGTCGCTAGCCAGACCCGGATCAGTGAAGTCGCCCGGGTGCCGCCGCAGGAAATGGTACGCGACGCGACGCCCGATCGCATCGAATTCAATCCCTTGGCGGATGACATTGCCGCCAGGAACCGTCTCGTTGCGATTGAGCGGCAGCATTTCCGAGGGCAGCATCTGCAGCTGCAGCGGCACAGTGAGTCCGTCCTGCGGCCGCCGCGGCCGGAAGCGAAAGAACACCTCGCCCGCGATGAACACCTCGCGTGCGGCACGGCGTTGCAGACCGTAGAGATCGGTGAAACCCTCGGCATCGGCCTCATCGGTCCAGTCGAGCCAGAGTTTTTGGACCTGAGCCTTGAGCTCGGAATCCGAGATCATCGACGACGGCTTGATGCCGGCGCCGACCACATTGCCGGCCCAGCTCTCGATCGCGTTGGCAGCATAGCCGTTGTTGCGCACGAGCCAGCGGGCGCGCGCCGTGATGTCGGGACCGGCCGCGGCGATCAGGGTGTTGAGATGCGCCCGGCTCGGCTGGAATCCTTTCAGTCGCCGGTTGGCAAGCCCCGCCTCGAACCCGCCGATGAACGCTCCGACGCGGCGCCGAAAAGCTGTCAGCGAGGCGAGCACTCAGAGCCCCTTCGAAGCGGACGTCAGAATTCGGCGCTTGCGGCCGCCCTCTTGGGCTGCCGCGATCCGGCGTTCGAGATCCGTGACGGCGGCTGCCATTTCGGCGTCGGACGCATAGGTGACCCGGCGACCGTCGATTTCGACCGTGCGCACGCCGCGAAAGCGCGCCGCGAGCAATGCATCGCGCTGCGCCGTCATCTCTTCGGGCGTCATGGTTCAGCTCATATAGCTCGATCGAAACACGCGCCGGGCACGGCGCTCCGGGCGGCGCCGGATCAGGCCGGCAACGCTGTCGTTTGCCGATTGCGGATCGGGCGATTGGTCATTCTCGACCTCATCCGGGAGGCCGACCTGGCTCTCCAAGTCGCGCCACATGGCTTCAGTCCAGCGGTCGGCGCCCGCAATCCATGCGGCGGCGCGGGCGTAGACCCGGCAGTCGAGCGCCTCGTTTCGCTCGCGCAGCTTCTGCCATTCGAGCCGGCTGAAGCCGCGCTTGGTCTTCACGGTGACGAGCTGCTCGGCGACGAGCTGTTTCACCCACTCGGCTTCGGCACCGCGCGGCAGGTGCACGTAGCCGGCCGGAAACTTCGCACCTGCCGCGATCTCCTCGTCGGTTGGCGTCGACAGGCGCAGGTAGCGATACGTCTCGCTCTTGAAGGTCGCGACCGCGATCGTCCACAGCCGCGCACCACGGCGGAGCTTCTTACCACCCTCCGTGACGTCGACGTGGGTCGGGCCCGCGACCGGTGCTGCCCGATTGAACCCTTCGACGCCCTTGATCGGTGCGACCTGCGCGTGGCCCGCCTTGCGAGCCCAAGCATAGACGGCAGGCGCCTCGTAGCCGGTATCGATCGCGAGCTTCGCTACTCCGATCCGCGTACCGTGGGCGTGCAGCCAAGTCCGATCGAGCAGGAGCCCGAGCTCTTCCCAGGTCTCGGCTTGCTCGGGTCCGCCTTCGATCACGGTGTGGTCGACGAGCCAGCTTTCGAGACCTCTGCCCCAGGCCCAAACATCGACCTCGATGCGATCCTTCTGGACGTCAGCACCCGCCGTCAGGAACAGGCCGCCTCGCGGCACCGTGCCGATCTGCCAGGACTCGCGGCGCTCATAGAGCCGCTGCCAGTCCGGCGCCTCGCCGGTCTCGATCCAGGTCTCGCCAAGCACGCTATTCTTGAAGCTGCGCTTGGCCTCGTCGGTAGTCGCCGATTCCCACAGCCGCGCGATGTTCTCCCAGGAGAACCAACCGACCGGCGAATAGAGCGCCGAAATATGGAACCCGATCGTGCCGGGGTCCTGCGCCTCCGCGGTCGGGCGCCACTCGCCCGCCTCGAGCATAGCGGTCTTGTGATGCTCTTCGATCCGGCCGTCGCAGGCCGTACACTCATAATGTGCGCTCTCGGGCTGTCCTTTCTCCCATCGCAGCCGCTCGAATTTGAGCCACTGCATTTCCCCGCAATGCGGGCACAGCACGAAGTAGCGCCGCTGATCCGATGCCTCGTACTCGCGCTCGATTCGCGACAGGCCGTGAATGGTCGGCGTCGAGCCAAGCAGAATCTTGGAGCGCCACGAAAAGGTGCGGGTGCGCGCCTCGGCGAGAGCGACCGGATCGCCTTCCTCGTCGGCCGAGGGAGGATACGCATCGACCTCATCGAGGAAGAGATAGCGCGCCGGCATCGAGCGCAGGCCGACCGCGCTGTTCGCACCGGTGATGACCAGGAGCCCCGCCGGAAACTCCTTCGACAGCACCGTGTTGCCGGCGTCGCGCGAGCGCGCAGGCTTGACGCGCTCCCGCAACGCCGGGCTTTCGCTGACCAGCGGATCGATGCGCTGGCGCGAGAACCGCTTGGCGAGTTCGACGGTCGGCTGCACCGCGAGCATCGGCCCGGGCGCATGATGAATGACGTATCCGATCCAGTTATTTCCGCCTTCCGTGAAGCCGATCTGCGCGGACTTCATCACCACGATACGGCGCGCGGGATGCGTCGGCGACAGCGCATCGACGATCGCCCGCATGTATGGCGTGCGGTCGGTGCGGTATCGGCCGGGCTCCGCCGAAGCGCGCGGGCTCAGCAGCCGATGGCGATCCGCCCATTCCGAGACGGTCAACGACGGATCGGGCGTCAGGCCGTCACGCCAAGCCTGGTCTAGTTCCTCCGCGCCATCAAATGCGAACAGGTCACCGGAATTCGGGCCGGACATCGGCGAGTTCACTGAGGTGAGCGCGGACATGCCCTTCCACGATCTTTTGTACCGCGTGCGCTTCGACGCCGAGCTCCGCAGCAATCATTGCTGAAATTCGCGCCGGCCAGTTGAGCCAGGAATCCCTTTCCTCGCGCGCCAGCCGGAACACCAGCGCGGTCGAGCGGGCGCGATCGACGAGTTCGCCCTTCATGCGCTGCAGTCGCAGGCGAGCGAGATGCGCCTTGGCGATCTCGTGCGCAGTGCGCGCCTGGACGAAGGTGACGTTGCCGCCGGCCGGCAGCCCTTGCTCCTTCAGCGTCTCGCGCACCGAGCCGAGCGCGGCTTCGCCGACCGGACGAAGTTTCTCGGCGGGAGCCTTCGATTTCGCTCGCGTGCGCGCCGGATCGCTTGAGCGCTCCCACGACGCATCGGCCTTGGCCGGATCAATGGAGCCGTCCGGCTCGACCGGGACCCGGCCCTGCTTGATGGCGCGCAATACCGCAACATGGCTTACGCCGCGCCGGCGGGCATAAGCGCGGATCGATAATCCCATGATGGTCCTGGCGCGAAAAAAGCAATCAAATGATCCGATTATCCGCTTGGCTCCGGGCCGAAGCAGCGCGTTTATGGCGTCATCACCGAACGGAGACCACCATGACCAAGATCGCCACATTGGCCAGCAACAATGAAGCCTGGGGCTTCTTCGGCACCATCCGCCACCATGCCGATCCCGCCGAAGCCTGGCCGCTCGCCATGCGGGCCATCGGCGAAGCGACCGGATGCTCAGACGTCGGTGTTCGCGATTTCCTCGACAGCCGCCATGGCCGGCACTTCGCCGACGACGTGGCCAACGGCTTATTCGAGGGACGGATCCTGATGCAAGCAATCGAAATCGCCATCGATCGCTGGATGACTTGGACAATCGATCGGCGCACGTCACGCGAGACCGGCGTTCCGCGCGGGCTGCCCTATCTGGTCGGCTTCGTCACCGACTGCGAAATCATGGCCGAAGCGGCCGCGTGATCATCGAGAGGAGCATCGTCGTGGAAGACTGGAGCGGACTCACTCCCGCAGAGATTCGCGCGCGCGTCGCCGCCGCGCGCGAACCGGCGCTGCGAAAATTCCTGGCGAACTGCGGCGCCCAAGTTTTGCCCGGAGAGACACTCGAACAGGCAGTCAGGCGCGTACAGGCTGGCATATTCGGAGTGATCCGGCACGCCGCAGAGACTGCACTCCCCAACGAAACCTTCCAGCAGTCCATGGACCGCGTGCTGTCGCACCGAAACTGATTGGCTTCTGCCCCTCAAAGCTCTGCCCCGCCCCAACGCGGGGCTCGGGGTCGTAGAAGGGTCGCGATAGTCGCGCCCGACTACGAAGGAGCCCGAG